TTTGATCTTAGACAACATAAGATTAACAGGCTTTATTTGATCAAAAGTACCATCTTCAGGTATTCTTTTAAGAATATCTGATATAGTATCATGTAAAGGTTTGAATAAAACCTGTGTCCACCAGTCAGTAATACCTACTACTCTAGCTTTTTGTCTAGCCTCCTGTACAATTGCTAATCTACCGATTTGTAACCTTTCTAAAGGGTTTTTAAACAATTCGATAAAATAGGTAATAACAGAAGGTATGAATAATAGTATCATTAAAGATACCATTAGACATAAGTGGAAGTAGTACTTAAAGTGAACACACCATTTTAAATGGCTTATGAAGATACTAGGTCTTAACATCAAAGCTATGAAATCATAACCAATCGATGCATAAACAATATTGGCGTTAACCCCTGCCTTTGAGGGTATGAAATAAGTTGGTGATGGTAATCCTTTAAACTTAGGAATACCCATGGCTTTTCTAATAGAGGTAAGTGTTTTAAAATCAAGTGATTTTATAACACCTTTATGTAAGTCAGTAATAGAGTTTAATTTAACTTTATGATGACCACTACATGCCCTATAAAAGTTGAGACATGATAAAATGCATTTAACTAATTGAAGATATTCTTTTTGAATTTCCACATTAGTATGCTTAAATATCACAAATATATTTCTAACCTCTAAAGGTAGAATCGTAGGTAAGTGACTTCTTGTTTTCTTAACCCAATAAGTTTTATCCACTAACACTTTACCGTTTAAATATGACAGTATTAATCTGAAAACTTCTCCATAATATTTCGTAATCCAAATTACACCGGAACTTTTCCAGTGTCTCTGAATTATCGGAATTAATGAAAGAATCATTTTCTTATTTTTACCAGTAATATTACAGAACGTAAGGACCGTTATAAAGAATCTTCTCAGAGCTTTAACTTTTAAGAACTCAAAATCCTTAATTGGATCAGGTCTTAAGTCTTCACCTTTTATAGGTTTAGATATCGCAAAATTATAACCAACTTTAACAAAAGCTAGTATAATTTGTAATAAGATTAAAATTCTTGCAAGATTCAAGATAACGAGTTTTTGTAATGACCTTAATAGTAGAATTATTGTATTTGTAGCAATATAAATATAATTATTCAACTGTTCTGGTCAACCATACATACGTATTGGTTAGGTCGACTTCAAACAGAGGTCAAAACCTTTGCAATTACTCATCTATTGGACGGAAACCAATTAAGGTCTACTAATGTTACGAGAGCGGCTAACACTCGCACCGGGTGACAGTCATTACTTGACACCAAGACTTTCAATTTAAAGGGGTTGTCATAACAACCATTAGCACATCTAGTAACTCACCTTATTGAAGGGTGAGGTAGGTGATCGAACAACTAAAGAGCTGAACGGAAGTACCATTTTAGGGAGGCAGCATGTACGCATCGTAGCCATGACGATAACCAATTTTCATCAATTACCGGCATTCTAACGACTAGGGCCGTAAGGCCCTTTCCGACCTGCCAGCCGATTTCGGTCAGCCAGAACGGCTTGTCGCCCTGGCCGGCGCTCCGCAGGTAAGAGCGGAGCGAGTCGAGCTCCTTCACGCGTCCCTTGACGGTGTCCTTGCC